GCTGGTACCGGTCGCTCCGGCGGTCCGGCCAGGTGCGGTTCTTCGAGCCCTCGGACTGGGCCGAGGCCCACCTGCTCGCCGACCTCCTGTCGCGCGAGCTCACGGCCGTCAAGGTCGTGACCCTGCCCACGGGCGACGAGATCATCGTCCCGGTCCCGCCCCGGGCGCTGATGACCAAGACGATCCTCGCGGCGATGAACGAGCTCGGCACGACCGAGAGCTCGCGCCGGCGGATGCGCATCGAGGTGGACCGCCGCCGAGGCAGCGGCGAGGTCAGCGACGATGACTCAATCACCGTCCTCGATGACTACCGCACCGCATTCGGGGGCTGAGCCGGCACTCGCCGAGCCCGTCCGGATCGGCCCCCAGGGCCAGCCGGCGCGCACGCTCCTGCCCGTCCAGCTGCTGTGGATCGCCCGCTGGCTCCGGCACCCCGACGGCCCCAACGCGGGCAAGCCCTGGCGCTTCACCCGGGAGCAGATCCGGTTCCTCGCGTGGTGGTACGCGATCGACGAGACGGGCCGCTGGGTGTACCGCCGCGCCACGCTCCGGCGCGCCAAGGGCTGGGGCAAGGATCCGGTGGGCTCCGTGCTGGCGGTGCTCGAGGCGATCGGGCCCTGCCGGTTCGGTGGCTGGGCCCTGGGCGGTGAGCACGCGCGGGACTTCGGGGTGGACGTCGACTACACCTACAGCGCCGGCGAGCCGATCGTGGTCCCGAACCCGGCGGGGTGGTCCAGGTGGCCGCCGTCAGCCGCGAGCAGACGCGCACGACGATGCGCTTGTTCCCGGGCTCATCCCGAAGGCCACCCGGGAGCGCTTCGCGATCGAGGTGCACAAGGAGATCGTCTATCTCCGTGCGGCCTGTCGGTGATCGAGGCGATCACGAGCTCGCCGAAGTCGGCCGAGGGCCCGCGGTCCACGTTCGTGATCCGCAACGGATCCAGAACTGGCTGGCCACGAACGACGGCCACGAGATGGCCGAGGTCGTCGACGGCAACCTGACCAAGAGCCGGGACGGCGCGGCGCGGGCGCTCTCGATGTGCAACGCACACGTGCCCGGCCAGGACTCGGTCGGGGAGCGCGAGTGGGACGCCTGGCAGGCGATCGAGCAGGGCCGGTCGCGGGCGACCGACGTCCTCTACGACGCGCTCGAGGCGCCGCCCGATACCGAGCTCGCCGACGAGGCCAGCCTGCGCCGCGGCCTGGTCGCCGCTCGGGGCGACTCGACCTGGCTCGACGTCGATCGCCACGTCGCCGAGATCTACGACCCACGGACCCGGCCCACCGAGGCCCGGCGCAAGTTCCTCAACCAGATCATCGCGGCCGAGGACTCGTGGATCACGCCCAGGAGTACGACCGTCTCGGCCGACCGCCGGCGCCGCCGCTCGAGCCGATGGACATCATCACCCTGGGCTTCGACGGATCCAAGACCGACGACCACTCCGCGCTCATGGCGTGCCGTGTCACGGACGGCGCGATGTTCGGCCTCGGCGTGTGGGATCCGGCCGAGCACGGCGGCGAGGCGCCACGAGACCAGATCGACGGCAAGGTCCGGTGGGCCTTCGGGACCTACGACGTCGTCGGGTTCTTCTCGGACCTCGAGGGCTGGGAGAGCTACGTCGACCGCTGGGACGAGGAGCTCGGCCGTGAGCGCAACCGCGAGCTGCTGGTGAAGGCCGCCCCAAGCACCGGATCGCCTGGGACATCCGGGCCCGCGGTCGCGAGTTCACCCTCGAGGCGCCGAGCGCCTGCACGACGAGATCGTCGAGGGCGCCTTCCGGCACGACGCGAACCCCCGGGTCCGACAGCACTTCCACAACGCGCGACGCCGCCCGAACGCCTGGGGTGTGACGTTCGGCAAGGAGCACCGCGAGTCGAAGCGCAAGATCGACTCCGTCCCGGCGGCCGCCCTCGCGCGCCTGGCCCGACGGGCCTACCTCGCCCTGCCGGAGAACCGGCGCCGGCGCCAGCGGACGGGCCGCGCCGCGTTCTGAGCGCGCACCGGCGGATGTCAAACATCACATGGACGCCGGCGGCCGGCGGGCCGTGAGATAGCAGCATGGCGCTCACCACGGAGCAGGCCGTTTCGCGTGCCCGGGAGCTCCACGCCCAGCGAGAGACCGAGCGGCGCCTCCTCGACGAGGTCCGTCGCTACTGGAAGGGCCGGCAGAAGATGCCCGTCGCCATCCCGCCGGCGTTCCACCCGAGTTCAACGTCATCGTGCGGACGGCCCAGACGAACTTCGTTGACCTCGTCGTCGAGAGCCTCGCCCAGAGCCTCGCGGTCGAGGGTTTCCGCGCGGAGCGCGAGGCCGACAACGCCGCGGTCTGGGACGTGTGGCAGCGGAACAAGCTCGACGCCCGCCAGGGCGCCCTCCACCGGCGGTCGTCGCCTACGGCGTGGCGTACGCGGTCGTCACGGCCGGCGATCCCGTGCCGGTCATCCGCGGCCTGTCGCCGCGCCGCCTGACCGCGAGGTCGAGGGCGACTCGGACTGGCCCACCGAGGCGCTCGAGTACCGCCCTGGCCCGGCGAAGCTGTGGCGCCTGTACGACAGCGAGCTCGTCTACACCCTCAAGGGCGAAGGCGGCACGTTCGAGTTCGTCGAGCAGGCCGCCCACGGCGCCGGGGTGTGCCCGGTCGTCCGCTACCTCGAGGCCAGGATCCCGACTGGGACGACGAGCCGTCCGACGAGTCGGCGACCCGGGCGTACGAGTACCCCCGCCACGTGATCGGCCAGGTCGCGCCGCTCATGACGCTCCAGGACCAGATCAACCTCACGACGCTCGAGCTGCACGTCGCCCAACACTACGGCGCCACCGGCAGCGCTACATCATCGGCTGGCTCGCCCCCGACGAGATGACCCGGCTCAAGCTGGGCGCCTCGACGATGATGACCTTCGAGGACTCGCCCGACCAGGTAAAGATCGGCGACCTCGAGGCGACCAGCCTCGAGGGCTACCTCAAGAGCCGCGACGCCAGCATCCGGCAGATCGCGGCCACCTCCCAGACGCCGGCCCACGAGCTCATCGGCGAGCTCGTCAACCTGTCGGCCGAGGCGCTCGCGGCGGCCGAGGCCGGTCGCGACCGCAAGATCGCCGACCGCCAGACCACGATCGGCGAGAGCCATGAGCAGACCCTCGCCCTCGCGGGCAGGATGGCCGGCCTCGATGTGCCGGACAACGCCCAGGTCGTGTGGCGCGACACCTCGGCCCGCAGCTTCGCCGCCACCGTCGACGGCCTCGGCAAGCTCGCGCAGATGCTCAACGTCCCGCCGGAGGAGCTCTGGAGCGGATCCGGGCACGTCGCAGCAGGACGTCGACCGCTGGCGCGCGCGGGCCGCATCGGGCGACGCGCTCACGAACCTCGCCAAGGTCCTCGAGCGCCAGGGCGCGGAGGCCGCCGGCGCGCCGGCGGTGGCGGCCTGATGGCCCGCACGCCGGGGGGCCGCGCTCACCGCGAGCCACGCGCGGCTCCAGCGCACGCTGACCGCGCGGGTCCTTCGGGCCTGCTCGAGCTCTGGCCGGCCGTGGACACGCGCGCCCGGCGACGTTCGACCTGTTCAACCAGGCAGCGACCCTGCTCGTGCTCGAGGGGTTCCGCAACTCCGCCGGCCTCGCGGCCGCGTACTACGCGGGCTTCCGGATCGCGGAGGGCCTCGGCGGCGACGCCCGGACGCCGCTCGCGCCCGCCCCCCGCCGGATCGCGTGCGGGAGCTGCTCCGCGCCGCGGGCGTCGTCGGGATCCTCCGGGCGCGCGGCCGGGATGAGCGCCGTCGACGAACGGGCGCAGGGCCTGGTCGAGCTCACGGGCCAGGCGACGTCGCTCGTGCTGGGAGGCGGTCGCCAGACGACGCTCCTCTCGGTCGCGGCCGACCCGAAGGTCCGCGGCTACCAGCGGGTGACGGCCGGGGAGGCCTGCGCCTTCTGCGCGATGCTCGCCTCGCGGGGCCCGGTGTACTCGGGCGACTTCGAGGCGCACGACCACTGCCAGTGCTCGTCGAGCCGGCCTTCACCGACACGAGGATGCCGCCACGCTCGGCCGAGTACCGGGCGCTGTGGGACTCGAGCACGTCGGGCTTCTCGGGCCGCGACGCGTACAACGCGTTCCGTCGCGCGCTCGAGGCGCCCGCACCCGCCCTCGGGGCCGCGGCATGACCGGGCCCCGGATCCACACCACCACGCGCCGGCCCCGACACGGGACGGTGTCACCCGACATGGGAGACGAGATGAACGAGCAGCTGCCCATCGATCCCACCACCGGCATCACCGCGCTCGCGGTCCTCCCGTCAGGGCGGATCTTGTGGCCGATCGCCGGCGGCGACGGAACGGAGGGTGCCGCCGGCGAGGGGGGCGGCGACGACGGCGCGGCCGGCGAGGGGGCGGCGACGACGGCGCGGCCGGCGGCAAGCCGCCCGACTGGCAGGCCGAGGCCTCGAAGTGGAAGGCCCTCTCGCGCAAGCACGAGGCCGCCGCCAAGAAGAACGAGGCCGCCGCGAAGAAGCTCGCCGAGGCCGAGGACGCCGACAAGTCCGAGGTCCAGCGCGAGCGCGACAAGGCCGCCGCCGCCGAGGCGCGCGCGAAGGCCGCGGAGATCCGGGCCGACAGGCTCGAGGTCGCCGCGGCGAAGGGCATCCCCGCAACGCTCGCCGGTCGCCTGGTGGGCGAGACCCGCGAGGAGCTCGAGGCCGATGCCGACGAGCTGCTCAAGGTCGTCTCGCCGGCGAACGGCGGGGCTGCGGGAGCCCGGGGGCGCAGGCCCGGCGGGCGCGAGCGGCCCAGGGAGAACCTGCGCTCCGGCAGTGCCCGCAGGCCGAGCCCGAGGACAACGACCCCACCAAGCTCGCGGCGCTCATCCCGCGGGGCTAGACCAAGGAGCAATGAACCATGCCGTTCCTGACCGCCGAGCGGATCGTTTCCACCGCGCTCGGCCTCCTCACGCGCGAGAGCGCGCTGCCGCGCACCGTGTGGCGCGACCCCGTCGGCGACTTCGCCGGCGCCAAGAACGACACGATCAGCGTCCGCCTGCCGGCCTACGCCCCCGCCCGGACGCGCGTCCTGCGGTCGGGCTCGACCCGCACCAAGGACACCCTCAACGAGCGCAAGGTCGATCTGACGCTCGACACCGACATCTACAAGGACGTCGGGATCACCGACGAGCAGATGAACCTCGACATCCGCGACTTCGGTGTCCAGGTCCTCAACCCGATCGCCCTCGGCGTCGTCCAGGAGATCACCGCCGCCTCGCGTCCGTGATGTCGGCAGCCACCTACGCGAAGTCGATCGCGTTCACGTACTCGACCGGCAACGCGTGGACCGAGATCATCCTCGCCGCCCGCGAGTACCTCAACAAGGCCCACGTGCCGCCCGGCGACCGCTTCCTCGCGGTCGGCGCCGGGATCGAGACGGAGCTCCTCTCGACCGACCTGTTCGTCAAGGCGAGCGAGTCAGGTGACGGGGGGACGGCGGCTGGCCGACGCCGTCATCGGCCGGAAGGGCGGGTTCACGATCGTGACCGCCCCCGAGCTCGCGCCCAACGAGGCGTTCGCCTACCACCGGACGGCCTACGCCATGAGCAACAAGGCGCCGGCGGTCCCGGCGGGCGTGGCCTACGGGACGATGCGCTCGCAGGACGGCTTCGCGATGCGCATGGTCCGCGGGTTCGACCTCGACACCGTCGAGGACCGGACGATCTTCGACTCCTGGCTCGGCGTGACGGCCGTGACCGACGAGGGGTACTTCGACGCCAACGCTGTCTGGGTGCCCTCCGAGGCCGTCCTCGGCGATCCGATCACGCTCGCGACCTCCGCGGCCGCGGACGACATCATCGACACCGCGGCCACCCACGACCTCGTGGCGGCGACGCGGTCGTGTTCACGGCCCTGACGGGCGGGACCGGACTCACCGTGGGCCGGGTCTACTACGTCATCGCCGCGAACCTCGCCGCCACGACCTTCCAGGTCTCGGCGACGGTCGGCGGTGCCGCGATCGACTTCAGCGCGAACATCACGGCCGGCACCGTCCGCAAGAACGGCGGCGTCCAGCTCGTGCGCGCCGTGAAGATCACAGCCTCCTGAGCCTGACGCCCGGGGAGGCGCCGACAACGGCCCTCCCCGGGCCCCACCCGACGGAGCGCGACGGCGCATGGCTGACCTGATCACGATCGAGCAGCTCGAGGCCGCCTCAAGGCCGAGTACGCGGGCGACGAGCTCGCGCAGGTCCAGGGACTGATCGCCGACGCCTCGGCGCTGGTGATCCACGTCGCCCGGACGGACTTCGCGGCGGGCACGCCAGCCGTCATCGTCGCGGTCGTCGCGCAGATGATCCGGCGTGTGCTCGACAACCCGGGTGAGCTCACCGGCGAGAACATCGGCTCGTACGGCTGGCAGGCCATGGGCCAGCAGTCCACCTCGAGCGGTGCCGCGCTCTACGTCACCCGCGCCGAGCGACGGCTCATCCGCGAGGCTGCCGCCGGCCTGCCGTGATCGGGATCTCGGTAGACACCGGGCTCCTCGATCCACTGACGACGGTGACCGAATGAGCTTCGACCGCCAGCTCATCCACCGCGTCGACGTGAAGCGCGCCGCGACCGACGGCACGCTCGACGAGTACGGCCAGCCCATCACCGCGCCCGCCACGGTGGCGAGCGCCGTCCCCGGGCTCGTCCAGCCGCGCACGATCCGCGAGCTCGTGCTCGCGTCGCAGGCCGGGGTCCAGATCGGGACGCACGTCGCGTTCATGCGGCCGCTCGCCGGTCTCGCGAGCGACTGCTGGCTCGAGCTCGGCGGCCTGCGCTTCGACATCGTCGGATCGCCGACGCCGCGGGGCGCGGGCATCACCTCGAGATCAGCCTGAAAGCGGTCGGCTGATGGCCGTGATCGCGGACCCGACAGGGCTCCTCCTCACGACGATCCGTGACCACCCGCCGGTGGCCGCGCTGACCGAGCGCATCCGGTGCCCCGAGCCCGCCGGCCGACAGGTCGACGCCACGGGGGCCGTGATCGACGAGGGCGACGCCCGTGGCCCGGGACACTGGGTGCGGTTCGTCGTTCTCGTCCGCCTGGCCCGGACGCGCCTCCCCCACGCGCCCGTCCAGGGCGCCCGCTACGTCGCGCGCTGCTATGGCGCGGGAGGCAACCCGGCCCAGGACGCCGACAACTCGCGGCCGCGGTCTCGGACGCGATCCACGCGACCGGCCGCCGGGCCTCGGGAGCGGGCGTCGTCATCTTCGGCACGCTCGACGAGGGCGCGTCGGGGCCCGAGAAGGATCCCGACACGGGGCAGCCGCACACCGACGTCGTCATCAGCCTCGGCGCCAGCACGGCGCTCATCACGTGAGGGCGCCCTTGGCCTGACCAGCGACGCCCCTCTGCTCCGCCCGTAGCCGCCCAGGCGGCCGCGGCACCAACCCGACCGGGGTCACGGCCCCGGATGTACGTGAGAGGAACGCAGACCCATGGCCACGACGGTCGACCCGAACGCCATCTTTTCTGGCGCCCCGGTCTCGCTCACCTACGGCGGCGTCGAGTGCGGCTCCACCACGGTCGCGCCCAAGCTCGCCCTCGACGTCCAGTCGGGCGCGCCCGACTTCAAGAACACCGGCGGCCCGGTGAAGGGCACCCACGGCATCCGCCGGATCATCCCCTCGGTCGAGCTCGTCGTGAACGAGCTCACGGCGCAGAAGCTCGGCTGGGCGCTGCCGGGCGCCACGGCCGAGAGCTCGGAGTCCGTCGGCCAGGTGCGCGCCGGGCTCGACACGACGCTCGCGGCGGATCCCGCCCTGGGCGCCACGAACCTCAAGGTGACGAGCGTCACCACGGTC